GAGGAAGACAAACAGGATTTGTTGATTTAACTGATACAGGAAAAATGTTTAGAAGTTTAGATTTTAAACAAAGCGGATTAAAAAACACTTTATTTTTTTCTAATATAGAAAGAGCAAAGATTGCCGCTCAACATGATTTTTTTGGAGTAGGTAAAAGAAAAACTAAACGACCTTTTTTTGCTATTGGTAATGATGAAGAAGATAAATTAAAAAATGAGTTTGCAAAATTTTATTTTAGTGCGGTAGGCTTATGAGTAAAAGAGAAAACATTGCTAATGATATAATTACAAAACTTGATGCAGTTACAAGTCCTATTGAGTTTAAAAAATTAACAAGAGAACCATTTGAAGTGGAAGAATTAAGCGATGCTCAATTCCCAGCTATGTTTATACAATCTGGCGAAGAAACTAGAGAACCAGCTTCTATAGGTGCAACAGGCTCTGGAACATATATGGGAACTATAGATTTTCTTATAGTTGCATTTGGTAAGGGTACATCTGCTAATATTGATACAGTCAGAAATCAAATTATTGAAGTAGTTGAAGAAACTCTTGATAATGATATAACAAGAAATGGAAATGCATTAGATACACAAATTATTTCTGCAAATTCTGATGAGGGTCAAATTTACCCTTATGGTGGTGTAAGAATAACAGTGCGTGTAATGTATGAATTTACAAGGGGGACTGCATAATGGCAAAAGATGTAAATATGAAAAAGGGCGATAGTATGATAACAGTATCCCAAGATTTTGTAGAACATTATACAAAACTTGGTTATCAAACTTTAGATAACAAAAAAAATATTTCAGTTGCAAAGGAAACTGAAAAGATTATAAAAGAAATTAAAAAGACAAAGGAGTAAAATATGGCAACACATCATGGTAAAGACGCAGTAGTTCATGTTGGTGGAACTAGTATTGGTAAAGCGACTGGATTTACTGTTGATACAACACACGATATTGTAGAGGATACTGCTTTAGGTAATTCTATGAAATCATATGTAGTTGGTAGAGGAACATTCACAGCATCTATTGATATGAATTTTGATGATGATGATACTGCTCAAGGTACATTAGTTCAAGGCTCAAGTTTAAGTTTTGAATTTATGCCAGAGGGTTCTGGTTCAGGTGAGCAAAAATTATCTGGAACAGGTATCGTTACAGGAATGTCAGTTGGTGTAACTCTTGATGGTGTAACTACAAGAACAGTTACAGTTCAAGGTAATGGTGGTCTAACTATCGGCACTGTATAATTTAATTTATGGCTGATGAAAAAATAGATTATTTTGAAGGTATTAGAGATCATTTTAATACACAAGAAACAAAAATAATTGAAGTACCAGAATGGGGTTTAGTCGGCGATAAAGCTATACATACAAAACCTTTTAATATGCAAGAAAAGGCAAAAATATTTAAAGGTGCTACGACTACTGATTTGATAGTTTTAATTGATGTTATTATTGAAAAAGCATTAACTAAAGATGGCGATAAGATGTTTAATGCTGGTCATATCTTATCATTTAAAACAAAAGCCGATACTAATGTAATTGCTGACGTAGCAACTAAGATAATGGGAACACAAGATACCAATATCGTAGAAGCAAAAAAAAACTAAAAAATAACGTAGAACTCCATAATATATTTGCTTTAGGCGAGAAACTGCACAAAACAGTTTCAGAAATCTTGCAAATGTCGGTCGTTGAGTTTAATATGTGGTTAGCATATTTTAATCTTCAAAATGAAGAACGAGATAGACAAGAACGAATTGCAAAGATGAAAAAATAAATGGCTACAAAAAAAGTAAATATAGATATTATCGCTAAAGATAAAACTCGTATGGCAATGCAAACTGCCACTAAAGGAGTTAACAATCTTAAAAATTCTGTATTTAATTTAAAAGTTGCTTTCGCCGCATTAGGTGGTGGGATTGTTGCAAGATCTTTTATAAATACTGCAAGAGATATTGAAAGATTACAAGTAAGATTAAAATTTTTATTTGGTAGTGTAGATGAAGGTGCAAAGGCTTTCGATAAGATGGCCAAATTTGCAAGTAAAGTTCCATTCTCATTAAATGAAATACAACAAGGTGCTGGTGTATTATCAGTAGTTTCTAAAGATGCAGATGAACTTGCAAAGATTATGGAAATCACTGGTAATGTTGCGGCAGTTACAGGATTAGATTTTAGAACTACATCAGAACAAATTCAAAGATCATTATCAGCTGGTATTAGTGCGGCAGATTTATTTAGAGAAAGAGGTGTTAGAGATTTATTAGGGTTCAAAGCTGGTGCTACTGTTACAGCAGAAGAAACAGCAGAAGCATTTGAAAGAGTCTTTGGTCCTGGTGGTAGGTTTGGTAAAGCAACAAATGATTTAGCAAAAACCTTTGATGGTGTTTTATCAATGATTGGCGATAAAATATTTTTATTTAAAAAAGCTACTATGGAAGCTGGTGCATTTGACTTTTTAAAATCTAATTTAATAGCAGTAGAAAATATTTTACAAAAAAACTTTGGTTCATTAGAGAAAGCGGCAGAATCATTTAGTGAAGCATTAGTAACTGCATTAAGAAAAATAATGTTAGGAACTGCAAGAGTTCTTGACATGATGAAACCTATATTTGATTTTTTTGCAGATTCAGTAAGAAATTTATTTTCTTTTATAAATATGCTTCCTCCTGAAATGAGAGCTATGGGTATTATAGGTTTTTTAATGTTAGGAAGTAAAACAAAATTATTAATCATAGCGATCGGTTCATTATTTGATGATATTAAAAATGCAATAAATGTTGGTTTAAAAAAACTTGGATTAGATTTAATTGATTTCGGAGGAATAACTGAAAGCACTGCGGAAATGATAAAAAAGTTTTTTAGTGCAGAAGATATTGATGTTTCAAAATTAAAAAGTGCTTTAGATACTGTAATTATAGGTACAGGACACATGGAACAATCCATGATCGATTATTTAGCAAAAGTTGATGAATTGATGAAACAAGAGGCAAGAGCAGATGAAGAATTAGCAAAATTTGCTCACTTACGAAAGTTAAGACAAATAGAAGCTCAAGATCAGTTAAAAAAAGAAAGAGATGAAGTTGGTATGTTAGAAAAAGCATACGAAGGATTTAGAGAGGGATTTGGAGAAGCTATGAAAAATGCTTCTGACGTAACTAAAAACTTTGAGCAAATAGGTAAAAACGCATTTAAGAATGTTACTGATGCTCTTACAAATTTTGTAATGACAGGAAAGCTATCAATAGAAGATTTAGCAAGAACTATTATAAAACAAATAGTAAATGCTTTAGTTGGCTCTGTGGTAAGTTCAGCTATGAAAAAAGCAAAAGAAATGTTTAAAATGGACGCAATTAAAAAAGCATTAATTAGTGTTTATGAGGGTGCTTTAAAAACTTTTGCATCTATACCTTTTCCATTTAACATTGCGGCAGTTGGTGCGTCACTTGCTTTTGGTATGGGATTAGTTAATAAAATAAAAGGTTTTGAAAAAGGTGGACGTCCAGCAGTTGGTCAGCCTGCGATAGTTGGGGAAGCTGGTCCAGAATTATTTATACCAGATCAAGCTGGTACTGTTGTGCCAAATAATCAATTAGGTGGTGGAAAACCTGTAACAGTAAATTTTAATATTAATACTGTTGATGCTAGAGGATTCAATGAATTATTAGTAAACAGTAGAGGTGTTTTAGTAAATATTATCAATTCAGCAGTTAATGAAAAAGGAAAGATGGCGGTAATTTAATATGAGTGGAGCTTTACCAAATACAAATTTTAACGCAATTAATTTTAAGAATACTCAAAAGACTTTATTTAGTGAAACTGATAGTGGCAAAACATTTAGGAGGCAAGTTCAAGGGCAAAGGTTTAGTTTTACAGTTTCATATCCTCCTATGAAAAGGTCGGAGTTTGCACCGATCATGGCATTTATAATGAAACAAAGATCGCAGAAAGAAAATTTTACAGTTACTTTACCAAGTTATTTTAATGCACAAGGTAATGAAACAGGCACTTTGTTAGTGAATGGTGCACACTCCTCGGCTGATACTACGATTGCCATTGATGGGTTTGCTAGTGATGGTGCTGGCAGATTAAAAGCTGGTGATATAATAAAATTTGCACATGATAAAGTATATATGGTGGTAGCAGATGTAACTTCCTCTTCAAATGCGGCGACTGTAACTATTGAGCCACCATTAAGAACTGCTTTATCTGACGATAGTTCAGTCACATACGATTCAGTACCTTTTACTGTACATTTGACTAGTGATGTACAAGAGTTTGAAACAACTCAAAATGATAATGACGGAAACCTTTTATTCCGATATGAGTTTGATGTTATTGAAAGTTTATAATGGCAAGAGGATTATCGAGTTCGGTAAAAACACAATTATCAACAGGAATTATTGATCCTGTAATTTTAATAGAAATAGGTTTTGCAACGCCGATATATTTAACAAATGCAAGTTTTGATTTAACATCTAGTGTATCAGGAACATCAAGAACTTATCTATCAAATGGTCATCTTCGTAGTATCACAGGAGTAAGTGAAACTAATCAACCTACAAAAAATTCTTTATCATTAAGTTTATCAGCAGTTGATCAAACTTATGTCTCAATCGCACTTAGTGAAAATATAATCAATGATGATGTTTATATTTATAGAGGATATTTAGACAATAATAATGATTTAATTAATGATCCTTTTTTACTATTTTATGGAACGATAGATGAATATAAAATTAGTGATAATACTACTACTGCAAATTTAATTATGACTGTAACATCACATTGGGGTAACTTTGGAAAAACAAGTGGTCGTACAACCACAGATAATTCACAACAAAGATTTTTTAGTAGTGATAAGGGAATGGAGTTTGCCGCACTTACTGTAAAAGATATTAGATGGGGTAGAGAATGACAAGTATTCATTTATATCAAGCACAAAAAAAAGATATAACTGATCTGCATGATTTACTTAAAGATTATAAAGAAAAAGATTTAACAGATTGTAATTTTCCAGAAGTTGATACTGTAAAATTAAATCAATATCTAAATAACTTTTTAAAAAATGGAAAAATTATTTGTATAAAGGATTTAGATAGAGATAAAATAGTAGGTTGTTGTATTTTTAATAAATCTGAATATTGGTTTAGCAAACAAAAAATTATGATAATTCAAATGATTTATATTCAAGAAAAATTTAGAAATTATAAATTAGTAAAACAATTAGTTGATATGATTAAAAAAGTTTCTGATAATAATCCGATAGTATTATCTATCACATCTAAATTAGACATTGATCCTGTTTTTGAAAGATTAGGTTTTGAAAACATGGGTAGCAATTGGAGGTTAATCTAATGGGTGGTTGGAATCCTGTTGAAGATATTATTGATTTCATTGAAGATGTCGTTGACGTAATTGTTGATATCGTTGAAGATGTTATCGGTTGGTTAAATCCTATTCCCGAAATACCAGATTTTGGAGATAATCAATCTGATCGAAATGCAAAAGGAGTATTAGTAAATAAATTTAGTGCAAATGCACATATACCTATTGTTTATGGAACAAGAAAAGTAGGAGGAAATGTAGTTTTTCTTGAAACAAGTGGAACAGATAATGAATTTTTATACATGGCTCTTATCGTATCAGAGGGCGAAATAGATGATATTACTAAAATTTTTGTTAATGATAACGAAGTTACATTTGATGGCGATATAGCTGACAATACTCAAAGAAGTGTTGCAAGTTCTGATGCAAATTATTTCAAAGCACCAGATGATGATTCAAGTGCAGAAAGTTTGATAACAATAGAGCCACATTATGGCACTGATAGTCAAAGTGCTTCAAGTTTGTTATCTGGTTTATCTTCATGGACATCTAATCATAGATTAAGAGGACTTGCTTATATAGCATTAAAATTCAAATGGAATGGCGATGCTTTTGGTTCTTTACCAACCGTAAATGCAATAGTAAAAGGCAGAAAAGTTTATAATCCTAATTTAGATAGCACAATTACAGGAGGAAGTGGTAGTCATAGAAAAGATGATTCAACGACTTGGGAATATTCTGATAATGGTATTTATCAATTATTAGATTATTTAAGAAACGAAAGATTTGGAATGGGAATAGCAAATAGTTATTTTGATTCTAATTTTGCAGATTGGCAAGTAGCTGGTGATGTTTGTGACACGAATATAACACCTTTCTCTGGTGCAAGTCAGATTGATTTAATGGATAGCCACCCTGTTGTAGATACATCAAAAAAAGCCATAGATAATGTAAAAGACTTTGTAAGGGGAACAAGATCATTTTTAAATTTTAGTGGTGGTAAATATCAAATATTAGTTGAATCTTCTGGATCAGCTTCAATTACTCTTACAGAAGATAATA